AATTATGTTGGTAAATTGGTAGATAAACTCTCAACCATGTTTGAAGCGATTGAGTCGTCATCTGCTTTAATTCCTGATACATCCTTAGCTGCACTAGCCATAGTCTTAGCTCTTTCCGCTGCGGCTTGCGCTTGCGCTGCCTGTGCTTCTTGAGCTGCTAACTCGTTGGCTTCGTCATCACTACGAATAATAGCAGGGTTGATGCCTAGCATTGAACCATACTGGTCAACGGTTTCATCAAAGTTCACTTTATGTCTCGTACCTGGATTCATTTGCATAATGTTACCAGCAAAGCCCATAAAGCGATCAAGACTAGATACTCCAACTGAGCGTTGTGCCTGATGTAGAATAGACACATACTCAACCTTTACATCCATACCTTGAATCTCTTGCGGTGGCTCAGGTATTAATCCTTGCCTCCACATAATGTTAAACGTTCTTGCAATAAGTGGGTCTAACAAATCTTTGTTCAAACGCTCAAGCACAGGGCCAAGCATTAGTAATTTCTCTTCGTGTCTTTCTTCAACTTCTCTTGCAGTGATTTGCCTACGGTCTGACTGAGACAGCATTAAGAATAAATCAGCATAGAAAGCATTATTGATACGCTCTCTTATTTGAGCAGACTTAGCCTCTAATTCATTGATTCTTAAATTGACATCATGTGCAGATTGAAAGCCAGGTTTACCATTAACGTAAGCAGAGTAAGTTACCCCACCTGGCATAAGTGATTTATGTTTATTTCTTAGTGATGGGTCAGCAACCATTGAAGGGTCAACCATCTTCTCAACAGCCTTTGAGGCTTTCTTCTCGTGTAATTGTAATTGTTTTACATCTCCTAGTGCATCCATACCTGGACAATCAGAAGCGTAAACGTCACCATCGTTAAGATTCCATCTAGGACAGAACACAGGGAACTCATCAAAGCCACCAAACTTTAATACTTTACTACTTGAGCTTTGCTCCCAGTACACGTTGCGAAATGGTTTATTTCTTGCATCTTGCTTAGTTGTATCACGGCCAGTGTTAGGCTCTACCAAATGGTAAAGATCAACCCAGTCATCATAAGAGCCTTTATCGTACAAGCTCTTAACAGTTTCAGATACATTCTCAATACCAAACTGCTCAACAACTTGTGATACTGTTTTACGGTAAGAACGTGAGAAAGTGTTTACTACTCCCTTTGCGTTGTTACCAATACGGTATTCACCTTGAGTAAATGTTTGTGCGAAAATGACATCTTCAAAATCTTCAAATAAAGCTATTGGCCCTTGACCAAATAGGATAAGTTCAGCGTAAATCTTTGGTAATGCGTCATAGATGTTTGAACGTGTTAGCACCACATTCATTCTTTTTTTAACGGTATCTAACCAGAGCTTGACGCTTTGCATCTCTTGGACTTCTGGGTTAGGTGATTCTAAGTTAAACCAAGGACGAGCAGGTGAGGTAAGACCTGACATCATACCAGAGGCTAGAACTCGTAAAGCTAGCTTACCAGTGTTATCAATGATCTTACCATTTTTTTTGCCACCCTCGTTTGTCTTGGACAATAACCATCTTCCAAGTCTTGGTAAGATGTACTCTGCTAACTCTCTGTGATGAGCTTCAAAGCTATTGTATTCTTGGTCAAGACCTGAAATGCGAGCTTTATACCTTTTGAATTGTGCCGCATTTAGATTCATAATTATTCCCCTAATGCAGTTTTACCAGCAGTTCTTGCTTCTTCCTCTTTGCCTAGAGGGCCAGTGAGAATAGTGGATTGACGACCAAAAGACTTTTTCGCCTGATTACGTTGATCTCTTTTAGCTTTTCTTGATTCCTCAGAGACTTCCTTGTTAGTAGTTTCAACAGGAGGTGGAGGAGGTGTAGGAATAGGAGGAGGAGGTGTAGGAGGTGTACACATAATTTACCTTGTTTTAATTGCAATTATTCAAGTTTTGTGTCCTCGTCAATTACAATTCTACTCAAGCGATTATTTTTTGCAACACCTTAATTATCAAATGGGTCATAATCGGTCTCACAATGATCGTGTGTGCCTAATTCATCTGTCTTCTTGGCTACTGGATGGGCGAAGGTTAAAGCTAACGCATCTGCCTTATTTGGCGATGGTATGCCTCTTTTCTTCATGTCGCTTTTCTTCTCAAGTTGTACCATGCCTTCTAATCTTGGTACAGTTTCAGGGCCAATCAAATCATTGCATAACTCATCGTCATCTTCAATAGCTCCTCCTTCTTGTAGCCATTTTTTCATTAAACCCCACATCTCAGCTCGCTTATTAAAAAACCCACGAGTAGCACTTGCTTCCGCAAAGCTCACAAGTATCCAATCCCTACCCATCGCTTCACCTGCGCTTTTAATTCCAGTACCATAACCCAAATCAATAAACACTGCATCAGCTTTGTATTTGTCCTCATAGTTTGCAACAATACCAGCAATCACAACATCATTGTCATTCTTTGGAATAGTCTGCAATAACTGTGATGCTAAGCCTTGACGCATTACAATCTCTAAAGTGTCATCACCTTCCCATGCAGGATCAACACCTATCACTACTGGTGCAAACTCGTATTGATGTTTGTGTAAGTGTCTGCCTTTTGCTGCTTGGACTAGATCATCTGAAATGAACTGTTTGACAGATTGTTGAGGGAATACACCACGTACACGTACTTTAACAAAGTCTGAGTCTTCGCCATAATCATCAACCCACTCTTTCAGCTTCTTCTTGTTGGTGATCTGCACATCACGAGAATCAATGAAACGAGTTGACCATCTCTTGCGGAATTTGCTGAAACACTCCCTGAAACGTCCAGTGTTACGTGTGGGGTTTCCAAAGGCAAACCACATAGGTTCACCGTCTGTCATACCACCTTCTGCTACTTCCCAAATCTTATCTGGTATTGCAGAGGCTTCATCAAAGATGTAAAATGATGTGGCGGTTGCTGCGTGCTGTCCTGCAAATGATTCTGTGTTTTCCTCTCTACATGTTTGACCATCACAACGCCAGTCTTCTTTGTGTTCTGGGTGGTAAATGTTCATGTTACCTTTACCGTTGTTGTATTCAAACCAATGTCCAACGATACATTTTTTAAGCCATTTACCAAGCTCAGCCCATGTTTTAGTTCTTAATTGTTCAGATGTGTTTGCTGTTACAGTACCCTTTGAGCCTGGGCGAGTTGACATGATGAATAGAGTTATCCATGAAGTCAGTGTTGATTTACCAATACCATGACCAGAAGATACGGCTTTCATAATTGCATCAACTGGTGTCCTACCATCAAATCCATTCTTTCTAATGTCCTTACCCCATTCATCTAAGAACTGACAAGACCACTCATCAGGGCCATACTCACAGTTGAAGCGTGATTTGTAGGGTTCTTCTAGCTTTACGAGTTGGATTGTTCTATCAGATTTCCACGGAAAAGAATACATTACCCAACCCAGAGGGTCAGCAAAGAATCTTCCCATGTCTTTTTGTAATGCTAATTCGTATTTGATGTTGTCATTTTCCATAGTTTTACACGAGAATTTGTCTTAGGGTCGCTGTAAAAACAAATAAGTTTTGTTTAATCATCATCATTTTCCTCTTCAATTCCTGATTGCTGACGAGCATTAACGATGTTATCCCAAGCTTTTCCAGTGTGTTCAATGGTTTGTTTAGTTACCTCAGTGCGCCCAAAGTTCATAGAAAGCAGAGATAATGGGTTTTTAGATTTGTTTGTAATCGCATTTTCTTCAAGGAAAAGTTCACACATAGCCTTCCCGCGCGTTACAATCGGAAGAAACTCATCCTTTTTATTGTAGTCTAACAAAGCCCTAGTGGACATCCCTAAGTGAAATGCAAGTCCACTTACCGTCGGCGGACGTACCCATACCTTATGCTTGTCATCCATAAGAGAGTGGAAGTAAACGAGCATGTCTTTTTCCATTTGTTCTGGTGTTTCGTATTTAGGTGGTCTCCCAATTCTTTTAAAATCCATGTTAATCCTTACCAAGTTTATCTTTAACTATCTGCAAAAACTCTTCTTGAGTCTTAAAGTTCTCCTCCCATTTCTTCCTACCTGCATGGACAGCAACCCCATAGCCACCGTTACGATGATGTGTTGGACACAGACTAATAACATCAAAGTGACTAGCTCTCTTTCCTAATCCAGCCCAACCAATAGGATGGTGCAGCTCTGCTGGCGTTCCTTCTATACCAAGACACTCGCTACAAACTAAACAACCTAATTCTGCTACTCTTGCCATGTGTTGCTTCTCTGCTTTTGTTGCTTGTTTTTTAGCCATTCCAATTAACCTCTTTAATTAATCTAGGATTTTCATAGATGTTACCTAAAACTTCTGTATTCTCTTTACCCTCTGCTGTTGTAAATAAGCTCTAAATTTAATCATTCTCCTATTCATAACCCTTACTCATTCTATAAAGTTCAGTGCTTTCAATCTGTTCCCAGTTATACTCGTAGGTGTCGGCACTTACTCCCCAACCATCACGAGTTATAACTTTAAGCTTACCATCCTCATCAAGCAAACCCTCAATAGGGTCAATCTCTTCAACTCTTCCGTCTTTCAATTTAATGGTAATTCCTAGTTTGTTGTACTTACTCATTGCCTTTGTCATTAAGTTTATCCAAAATAAATTGTACCGTCCTTTCTAGGATAGCGTCACCCTTTGAGGATGCGTAAGGCTCTTCAACTAGAATCCTACAAGGTACAACCTCATTCTCAATGATAATCTTTTTAGGTTCAGAAGCCATGCCACAGACTCTATCGCTGTAACCCGTTACCTTCCATTGAATAGGTTGAAAACCAATAACATTCTTCCAAAACTCAATAGGCTTATCATCACCGTAAACACATTTCTCACGGTTACGTAAGTGCTGCTGTTCGCTGATAGCCTCACCTACCTCAATAGTGGAAAACCCTATCTCTTTTTCGTATCCTCCTACTGTAAAATCTAGGTATCCTCCTTGCTCTAATACCGCAGAGTTGCGCTCGTTTAGTGTGAACTCACTAACGGTTTTGCCGTCTATTTCAAATTTTACTTTCATAAAGTCCTCGTCGTTAAATTAATAATTTCAATTTTACTTCGCACAGGCTAAATTATCAACCAATAATCTACGGTGATAGACTAGAGCATAGCGCACCCACTCGTAGCTCTGCCTTGTCTCATTCCTTTTGAGCAAAGTTAGTTCAGGCTTCATTTTCTCTTCAAACTTTGCAAAGTCTTCTGAGGTTTTAGCTTCTCTGATGTATTGCATACAATCGCAGTATGCTTTAAGCACATTCATAATCCATACCAATTTAATTTTTATCATTTCAATTTTAAACAGTTGGCTTAAAAACTCAATCATTCCGTGTTTTTCTGTGAGATTGCCAGTCAAAATTTAACAGCTTACCGCCATTTTCCCTCATACGATCAATCACACGATCACCCACATAATCCTTCAATTCCTCAGCACCTAAGTTACTTATTAAGATTGTTGGTTTCATTTCTTCATAACGCTTATTTATAATCTGAAATAAAATCATTTTCTCAGCGTCAGTACCAAATTGCACCCCTACCTCATCTAAGATTAACAGGTCAGGATTTAAAAACCAACGTATAGCTTCACGCTCTGTCTTATCACTACCTTTTGTGAAGGTTTCTTTGACACTACCAACCGCATCAAGCACGCTCATAAACACAGCAGTACAACCTTTTTGTAAGATGTGGTTAGCTATTGAGCAAGACAAATGGGTTTTACCTGTGCCTGTTTTTCCGCAAAAGATTAAACATCTACCTAGCTTGTCCATCTCTTCAAACCTTTCAGCGTAATCAAAACAGGTTTGCTTTCTTTTTTCTTGTTTGTCGCATTTTGGCACAAAGCTTTCAAAAGAGTGTAGCTTGAAGCGACTAGGTATCATAGCTCTACCAATATTACCTTCAATCATTTTACGCCTACGTTCTTGCTTCTCACGCTCTTCACGTTGCTTTTGTTCGCTTTCTTCCTTAGCCTTTTGTTCTTCTGAACACTTTGGACACTTAACATCAAACCATTTTCCAGCCATGAAATGCTGTGTTAGTTTCATTTTGCCATGCTTCTCACATTCAAAATCAACTTCTCTTTGGTCAGTTTTAAAAACATTATTCATAGTTTACCTCGTCATTTAAGTTAAAATTAATCACAGTCAAAACCCTCAAGAGGGCCGTACTTTTTGTCAGATAAGTCATGTGCAGACTTTTTCTTAGTAGCATACTCATCACCCCATGCCTGAGTATTTAGCCAAGTAGTAGGATGCTTCCAGTATTGCTTATCAAGCCCTCTTGATTTCTTGTAGGCTTCTACGCCTTTTACGATCTCTTCATGGGTAGTTACCCTTAGTGCTTTCTCATAAGCTTGCAGAGCCTTAGGTTTTGCCTTCTTGTAATCATACAAATTCCAGAACTCCTCAAAACCCACATTATTATTTATCTTCTTTTCATTCTTACCATTCTTACCTTCTTT